GTAAAACATTAGACGTGTATACATTTCCATCCACATTTAATTGATAATTTCCGGTATTACTCACATACATGGTATCACCAACTGATAGTAGATGTTGTGGATTGATGTTAGCTATACCCACCTTAGCATCGGTGACGAATGCCGTGGTGTCGTTATTGAATTCAATCGTATTTGATGTTACATTACCACTGGTCGTCACTTCCTCGAGTGTTTTTGTACGAGTGGCTTCGTATGTAATGACACCGGAATCTTTTATTTCCTTTGTTATCGAATCATAAATGAGTATATTTGAATTTAAATCATTGTCTCTTCTGATTGGTGTCATATATACCGTACCATCCACCGAAGTATCGATTTGTTCATTAGAAGCGTTGAACACAATGGTATTTTCACCCTGATCATCCGTACAATTTTTTCCGAATCGTATCTTCGTCGACCGCTCGACGGTACTGAGATTCTTCACCATTTAATATAGTGATGCATTTTAATTTGCGTAAAGAAGCCCTGCCATACCATTCTCTATGCGTAATATGTTATAATTGACTGCGTATATGGGATCGTTTATGGGCATATGTTCACTCAAAATTTTAGCAGAGCTCAACCTACTAAAATTGAGGGTCCCTGTGGGTTGCAGAGAACTCGTCGAGAGACAAAAACAATACAAGAAAAAGTCTGGTGAAGTTACAAAATTTGTATGATAGTAGTTCGATACATCTATGTAATGTGGTTTACCCCATTTGTAATTTCCAACATCTAAACCATTTATGTTTAATTTCACTTTATTCGAAGGTGATGTGAGAGCCCCATCGGTGGTAGTATCTGAAGAGGCTAGATACTTTACGGGGTGATTGAATGTGAGTTCTTGTACGACCGTTCCGGATGGTATATTTTTTTGAACCTGTGTGATGAGCATGTCGTGTCTCCGAGTGGCGATGTTCCCACGCTCTTCGTTATCCAAGTAATAATAATTTGCGTAACATTCGATGTTATAATTAGAAGCCTCTGGACCCCAATAGATGCGAACATCTACATTGTGATAATTGAGTGCCACGAGGGGGAGGGCACACTGTGGACCCTCACAAAAAAAGAAGCGAAGTGGATAAAAATATGATCTCGCACTCACACCTGGATGTGTTCCATTGGAACTTTTAGATACATTTTGGGCAAATGTATCGATTGCAATTTTTTCTGTAAAGATGGAATCCTGTGTATCCACGACGGATCCACCGATGAGAAGTTCAACCTTATCTATGATGGTGTCCCATCTCTGAACATCTAAGGCTTTTTGTTTATTATCGAGAGTGAAGTATACATATCCGAGAAGATCACCGGTCTTTTCGAACTGTATACTCGACATTGAATTGTTTTTCACAGCTCCATGTATTGTTTGCTTTTCGATGGACTGTGAAAAATTAGCATGTCTTTTGAATGTTGAACTGAAAAATGAAATCTCTGGGTCACCCATGATATACTCATCCTGGGCGCCTATGGCGATTAATTGAACAATACCAGCGGACATGATATACTACTTTAAGAGGAGAAAATTACAAATTCGATTTTCTACACACAAATCGAATGACGAAAAAATTATTTGCACTTGAAGTTGGATTTTTAATCGTATTTCCATTTTGATCTCTGATGGTCACCGTAAGACGGTCAAGACGCCTAATTGGATCAATATATTGAGTTACGATGGGATAATTATCTTTAAACACAGTTGTTGCAGTACCTTCTGTCACTATACTAGCGAAAGAACCTCTAATTACACTCAATGTGGATTGTTCATTATAAACATTAGAAGCTCTATCGTTAAAAATACTATCCAGTTCCTTAATGGAAATATAACAGTGTTCAGTCGTGGTATCTGAATTGATACGAGCGGCGATGAGACGAGCCTGTACAATATTTTTCATGGGTTGTTGAAGATGGCACGTGAATGTGTTGGCACTGCTCTGCCCGATGGTATCTATGGTGAGTGTGTGGTATTCATAGTTGAGATCTGGAATAGTCTGAGTAGGTGATGTAATGAGAGCCATTTATAATAACTTAGAATAAAGATTCACCAATACCACCAACAATCTGGTAGTTGGCGAGGTCGGAGATGAGTTTCTGAGAGTCACAGAGTCCACCCGGGGTCAATGACTTCGTGTAAGGGCTACCACGTTCACGTCCAGGGGTACACTCGATACTATGTTCTAGGTCAAAAAGGGAACCATCGCGAACTGGAGTGATTGTGATTGGCCTGGGCTGATATCCACTCGTATCACGGAACATACCCATGAACACGATGATACCCATGAGGACAATTATGGACAATAGGGCATTTCTGTTGGCTTTGTTGAGGTTGAGCATTTATTATATATATAGAAATTTTATATTAAAGTGCGTTAAAGGTATTTTTTTAGTTTCCATATAGAGAGTAGATGGACGAAGAAATCGTACTCGATCGTGGAAACACTACCGTGATGAAATTAGATGCCGATGAACAGGCACTCATGGACGAGATTGAAATCTCTACACCCAAGCCAGCAAGACCCCGACCCACCCCTACCACACAACCCAGACCCACTCCTCATCTTCAACAATTTCAAGAAGAGATGGATGCTTTTGTGAATCCTCATAAACAATCAGCCCCCAGACCCCCTCCCCCAGTTCAAGAAGATAGTGAAGTTGATGAAGAACCCATGTTTTACGACGATGACGAAGGTGGCGGCGGTGGCGGTGAGGAAGAACAACCTTCTAAGGGTTACACATCAGTAGATGAAGAAAAGTCAGACCTACTGAATAAGTTGGCTCGTCTGGAAAAAAAAGGATTCAATGTCAATAAGCGTCTCAATGCCTACTCTAGTGTGGAAGAGCTTCGNTCGGAGGTGAAGCGTATTACATACAGTATCGACGTGGACCAGTCTATTCGTTTTTCACGGCGCATGCTCGTGGCGTGTGTGACTGGATTGGAGTTTCTCAATAAGCGATATAATCCTTTTGAGATTCACCTCGACGGGTGGTCNGAATCNATCATGGAAAATGTGGATGATTATGATGGTGTGTTTGAGGAACTCTATGTGAAATATAGATCCAAGGTGAATGTCGCCCCAGAGGTGAAATTGATTATGATGCTCGGTGGGTCTGCCATGATGTTCCACTTGACGAATAGCATGTTCAAGTCAGTCATGCCGAATATGAATGATGTGATGAAACAAAATCCAGATCTCGTCAAGAATATGATGGCTGCGGTCCAGAATACCACACGATCGCCACCTCCCACAGGTGATAATGATGGGCAGTACGAGATGCAGGGTCCTGGGGTGGACATCTCGAGCCTCATGGGTGGTATCATGATGCCCCCACCCCCTCCCATGAACACAAACATGGCTCAACCTAGTGAAGTCGATGATGACGATATGTCTGACATCGTATCCATTTCAGGGGANTCCACCGGAGGTGAGGTGAAGGAGGTGAATGTGAGTGGTACGACCAAACCCAAGAAGACGAGGCGAAAGAAGAAGACTGAAATTAATCTCTAATAAGTATATATAATGATAGCGTATTATCCGCTTGAGGATTTACAACCGGCAAAGATAGAACCCGAGATCATAAAGCCAGTGATTGGTCATGATGAGACCGAGTTGAACTACGTCATCATGGGTTTCATAGTCGGCGTGGTCGTACTCGCCATATCCGACTCCATCAGGGCGTAATTTTATTTTTAAATATACCGTGGGATTCACAACCCCCATAGTACATTTAATATGAAAAAGTTTTTAATGGGTNATTACCATTATTNTNTTTTAAATTTAAAAGTTTTACACCTTTTGAAGATATGAGTTCGACCGAAATATCGTACTCGTATATTTGTTTTTCTTCATTACCCAGTTTGGGTTTCAGTGTTATGGATTTTGTTGGANTAGATATGAGTTCGACCTCGTGATCCCACACGTCTGTCGTACCACCAAAAATATTTTTAGACCCGATGGACATACCGTTACCACCTTGAACTTCTAAAACCATTGTACTCGAACTCGATGCACCGAACTTTGTCAACATAGCTATGATTTTAGCATAAAACAAACCTTCATTACTAAAATTTAATCGTATGTTTTTACCTTCATCCTTTTGCAATCTAAACGAATGTGCATATGTTTTGTGCGCCACAGAAGTATTACATGTGACGAGTCCATTTTCAATCACAACATTACCACTTATATTTGTTGACTGATTAGTCAAACTAACATTTCCACTCATAGTGGTGGAACCATCTATGGAGAGGTCTCCGGTGACTGTCAGATTATCATCAATCTTTGTTGGTTTACCTTCTAATACGATGTCAGTCGTATTCGCGTAAATATTCGCGTTGTTATCTAAGTATATGTTCGAAAGTGTAACTCCCCCACATTGAATATCACCAACCACGTGTAATTTTTTAGTTGGATTCGTCGTGCCTATACCCACATTACTGGAATTCGTGAGGTACATGACATTACTTTCGGTACCATTACGCGTGGCACCCAGTATGAGACCCGTGCGAGTATTTGTCTTATCGTGATATCCTCTGACATACCCACCATCGGCTCCGTCGAGGTACAGGAGCATACCAGTCTCTGTTGTACCGGTAGCTGCCGCGTTACTCGTGAGCTTGAGAACATCAGAACTGGTCGTTTGTGAGTTATGAATGTGTACATTCGCACCGATAGTAGTCGTGCCTATGCCCAAATTTCCATTTTCATCGAATCGGGCGAATTC